TTACCACACAACCTCGGCTTTTTCAAAAAACATCTAAATCGACCACTTACAAACGTTGTTATCTAAATCGACTTCTCACTCAGCACCGTTATCTAAATCGACCACTTGCAAAGGTTTAAGCCTATCTAGATATGTTCCCACGAAGTATAAAAAATCACATTTTCCACACTCTGATTTTGAAGGTAAAAACCCATAAACGGCTTGAATACTGGGCTTTCTAAGAACTACTTTTTCACCCTTGACATCAATGCTACAGTCTCAACATGGCTAAAAGCGCCCGTTTGAATGTCTTGAGTGTATTTTTGAATTTTCTAGTACAAGGAAACACGTTCACACTGTTTTTTACATTTTGCTCGTCAAAGGAAATACGTCCACTATTTTAGGTCGAGTGGTCGATTTGGATAACTTCCATGTAATGGAATGGCACGATATTACCTATCTAATCCTAGCAATCTACAACACCCTTTTAATTTCTTGCCGCATCGCACTCATTACATTTATCGCCGTTCGTTTCGCTTTCAGAAAACAATCTAGTCTCACATTCGCTACAATAAAGTGGAAGACTTTCTATAAATGTCTTTTCATTAGCCACAGGATTGTTTTTTAACGAAATAGTTTTTATTTTCCATATTGCTTCTTTTTCAAACGAAACCGATAATTCTATCAATATTCGATGTAAATCACGATAAGCATCATGTGCGTAGGAATATCCGTTTTCATGAGAAAAAACAAATTTATCATATTCAATCACAATGTGTGCAACAAACTCAACAGAGAACCAAGCACAATTATCATTAATAAACTCTATTCGGTGGCAGTTTAATTCAACACTTCTGAAATACACTTCTTCAACATCTTCAAAATCGAAATCAATGAACAATTCTTGTCTCGAAATAACCTCTTTTTGTATAAATGCTCTCAATTCATCATATGCTGATGGTAACAACTTTTCCATTTCACAGAATACACTTCCGACTGCCGAAAGGCTAATTATTTCAAGTGCAGCAGAAATATTTTCAAAATATTGAACACGCGAATCACCGCCAAAGCAGTTTTTCCATATTTTATCACCGCTTACAACAAGAAGTTTCGTATTGATATCTTGAGATTGCATGAAATGTTTAAGACTCTTGATAATGACCGCATCGGGAAATTCATTTTTCTTATCTTTTGAGGTTTCAAACGGTGGTGTTCTATTAAAATAATCATCCAGAATATCAGAAATACGTATGTCGGTATATGACAAATTATTAACTTTACATGTATCAAGGAAATCGTTCCACTGTTTAAAAATGAAATTAACCAACACGCTTTCATCCCAAAGAACAATTTTACTAGCGTTTTTCAACCCGCACAAACTACTATTTTTTAGCTTATTATTTGCCTCAGCAATTGCCTTGCCTATGTCGTTTTCAATATGTGTCGTAACTTCATTAGTAACAATACGGTCTATGAGTAATTGAACAACGTTGCCTATGCAATACTTTTTAATTGCGGCAAAACTACCAGATTCAAAATTGAACCCGCTATTAATAAATATGTTTGAATCAATAAAGAGAAAAATTTTGTCGTTTGTCATTTTTACCACCTCGCTTATATAAATTTATACTCTCACAAATGATGTGAATTTAAGTATCTATATTATATACTTTGATGCCCTGTTATCTCAGTGTATCAGTCATACTGCAAAATCAATCATCCATCATGATCAATACACTCGGCTTGAGTATGGTAAGGCCGTTCTTGTGCCCAAGTTTCATCAGGTTCAAAATCCCCTTAGCGTTCACTCTTGTGATTCCGCGGTATTTCTTCAGATTTATTTATGCAGATACATTTCGATTCTACTCCTTAGAATCTCATAACGCTCTCTGACATTACCTGTTTGTAGTAAGTCCTCTGGTTTCCATATAATAATATTTGAGAATATTTTGGTCTCTTTAAATTGACTTCGGGTTAAGTCAATTTTAAATCCATGTACCTTATTCCAATAATGAACCACACCATCTTGGGACTCCCCACTATATATTTGTCCACCGAAATACTCATGAATTATCAATGCTGTAACAGCACATTGACCAACTGCTGGGTTATCAGCTGACCATTTTGGAACATCATCCTTATAAGCAGTATCAATTCCCCACGATCTTTTGATAGCTTTTTTTAATTTTAGAAACCTATATATCATAATTACTCCTTGTAAGGAATTAGCCAGTTAAATGCAATAAATAGTGAACCAGCAATAAACATAGGAACTGTAGTTTTTGTTGGTGTCGTATCAGGTAGAATTCCAGGCAGACCAATTAATATTGCACCAACGAGTGATAGAATAACACGAGAGAGTAAAAAGAAATAATTTCTTTTAATTTCCAACGGGATCTTAATTTTCGTTTCAATGTCTTTTGAACTGCGGCAGTTGAAAATTATTTGGGTAGGAGTTTGGGATAGCACGCTTTTTGCTTGGAAGGCAAATAAAGCAGAATCATATCTGCATTCAATTTTTATATTTTTATCTCCAGATGGTACTAGTAGACTTTCATCGTACTCGACATTGATTTCAGAATCTGCAATATCACAGAAGTTGTTATAATTAATATTGATATTCGTTCTACCACCTTCTCGCATGGTACCCACTTTAAGTTTTTTTGCAAGTCCGCTTCTTATTATTGATACATTGAAAAAATAGCATTTTTCAAACGTCGGATAAACATGAAGAGCTTCAATAACCTTCAACCAGCGTTCTGTATCTTCTTTTTCTTTTGTTTTATTACTTGCGATAACAATATTGGGTGTATTTTTCACAACGAAGGCTTCAACTTTATCCTTTGTTGTGAAATATCCTTTTGCCAGCGAATTGATACCACCAAAGCTTCTACGTTTATCATCGAAATCTTTGTTGAACACAACAAAATCTTGAACAACAAAATCAATCAAATAGAAATCAGCACTTTTCTGGACGCTTTTAAGCAAAGCCCAACGAACAGGGACAAAAAAGTGTTTGTCTTCTATAACATCTAAATTTGTTCTAAATGCTATTAACGCTAATGTGCCTTTTATTTTGCTATTGTTTAAATCCCCAATTACATCACTATGTATGTATTTTTCTTTATATCTGAATCTGTATATCCCACCATTAGGTAAAGCTAATACATTAAAAACGTCTTTCGCATACTGAGGCCTGCTATCAGAGGAAAATAACGTAATTGTACTGTCTAACATTTTAACCGCCTTTCAATCAAAAGAACCGCTTCAACTCAAGAAGTATGGTGCTTTTCGTCTGTTTATATCGAGTAATAAGTCAAGACGCATCAGCATCAAGTGGGTTGAGACCAATGCACGTCTATTTTTGAATGCACGGTTGGTACATTATTCCGTAAATAAATACTATATCCGCAGCAATGCATCCCTAAATCTATGCACTCAAGAAAAAGTTCATTAAACTCTCTCATAAGTGGATTTAATCTAATCACTTTAACTGCATAATTCAACGACACCAGCATATAGCATACCCTATACCCCTGAATTAATAGTTCTTTAATCTGACCTAACTGCTTTACTGCCCGCTCTGAATATACTGTTGGAAATAATGCCTCATCATTAAATGATAGAATGCTTTTTATTTCAATAAGTGTCTTTGTATCATGGATAAATAAATCTGCTTTATATCCTTCTATTGGAGCTTCTCGAATAACGTTTTTTCGTTTACCTAAGAAAGAGAAAGTTCGGCGATTAATCTGTTCTTCAATTGCTCTATTTGCTAGGGAAAGATTTAGAGGAATAAATCTCCGTCTACTTTTAACTGCAAATACTGAGTATTCGGTACGTGCCTTTACTGATTTAATTGGTCTCAACAGAACCTGTCTTCCTTCAAGATCCAAAAAGTTGCTAAGTCGGCAGGATGCAGGAATATAGCAGACGGTTTCTTTTCCATTAATCTCAACAAGGCAAATAAATCGGTTTTTTTCTTCTTTAATGAATGTGCCAATAATTAAATCACCGTCTATAGAAACTGTCTGCATGAATATTCCTCCTTTTTTTAGACTTTACTGGTTAATTACGGAACTAACTATTTCGTCTAGTTCTTCTATTTCAATCAAATATCCCTGTGCCCTCTCCAGTTCATCACCATACTTGTAGATCATATCCCCGTGCTTTTGAAGATATTGAGCATCCGGTGCTTCAATAATCATCCTTGATGAAATGCCATCGTTAACGCGCAGGGCTACGCGGCCATTAAGTTGTGCTTTAGTCGTTGATGGAACCAACTTAGCTTCTGGTCTTTGTGTGCAGATAATTAGGTGAATGCCTCTACTCCTTCCTGCCTGTGCAATCCTTTGAACAGGCTTATAGAATGCATTCTGATCTTTTTTCGATTCAAGTTGATCTGCTAAATCTGCAAACTCATCTATCACAACGACTATAGGAGCCAATTTTACTTGAGCCTTTTTGTTGTATTCAATTATGTTTGCGACCCTTGCCTCTGCCAGTAACTTTCCGCGCCGTTCGGACTCTTCAAAGATTACTTCTTTAATTACTCGAGTTGCCTCAGTAGCGTCGGATATAACATGACCGGAGTACAAATGTGGTAAGCCTTCAAAGTGAATAAAATCCTCTAATTTTGAAGATGACAAGATCAACTGTAGATCTTCCTTTTTCGGGTGATTCATTAGCAAAGATGCTAACAAGGTAAAGAGGAAAACTGATTTCCCAGACCCGGTGCTTCCTCCAACAAGCATATGTGGCATCTGGCCAAGGTCCTTAATCAAATCACGTCCATTGGGTGTTCGACCAAGTGGAAAATATAGCTGTTCAGGTGAAGTGACCTTTGGTAGTGTTGTGATAACATCTTTAAATAGCACTTTCTCTCTACTTAATCTTGGGATGTCTAGCAAAAGCTCATCAGAGTTCTTGACCTGCTGAACAATGACACCGCTTCGCTTCATCTCTCGACCAATATCCTCTAAATGATTTGTTAATCCTTGAAGGGCTTGTCCTCTAGCGAGTTTAAACTTAATTCGAATTACACTTGGACCAACTACAGAATTCTTCGGATCGCATTCACGTAAATTAATGTGATAATCTCCGCATGAGCGCTTAAAATCCTTTGCAAGTTGCTCAATTTCCTCCATTGATACATCAGTCACCTTTTCTTCCGATGGAACTGACGATCTTAACACCTTTTCCTGCATAGGAGAACCCGGATCCTCAGCCACCTTTTGAACTTCGACTTTTTCATTACCGGTAGCCACATAGCTTGTTTTTCGGGTTTCTGTATCTGTTTCTGCGTCGATTTTGCTTTCATCGGTATTCACATCAACATCGATAATCGCGTCATCAACCATTACGTCTGTATGTTCGGATTCGTCAAAATCAGGTGTCCACTTTGGTTCAACAGAATCTTTCCCACCGAGAATATTCTCTTGTATTTCTTTTGTTGTAAGTTGGCGAAATTCTATAGGACAATCGTCGAAATCCGGATGAACGCACTGTACTACCTTTCCCCCTGAAGCCTCACTAAGCTTGAAATAAAGAAGCAGTCCTGAAACAACAATGTTAATGTTCTCAGGTTTTCCTTGTCCAAAAGCTCTTTTAAGAACGGCGCTCCATTGTTTCTGCCATTCAGGATCATGAATATTTCGGAAGCACTCTGATACAATCTGATATTTCAATACTTCTCGACGAGCTGAAATAAACATATCTAGTGAATCGGCTTCAACGATTCCAAATATTTCTTTCAGCATTCCAACAACCGATGCAATCTGTCCTGCAGCGTGCCCGGAAATATTATGGTGACCGGTGACTTCATCTACTGTAATAGTTGCATCAGGTGAATCATCGCGCGTTTTAACCTCAATTGGTTGAATATAAAGTGTATTAGTAGATTCATCATATCTAAGACCTATAAGATCAGCCCGTTCATTCCCATATTTACTATCATGAAGCCACAAGCGTGCCTTTTCGTCGTCTAATGAGGCTACTAGTGATCTGTCATGATTTTGCGTATACCAAACTGCCGCAAAAAGCGTTCCAAGTAATCCCTTCTTTGTGTTATCAATGGCTTGAGCATCAGCTCCAAACTTCGGAATACTAATTAATCCGTTTGATGCTATATGGCCAAAGCTTTTTAGTATATCAATGAGTGTTTCACGTTCAGGATAAAGATTATATCCTCTCAGCATCGTTAAGTATTGGCTAATAATGCGTGAATCGCTGGACGCCCACACACTAACCATTCTCTTCTCAAATTGCATTTCGCCGATAGGTATTGCATGCGGAGGATCATAATTATTTGTGTCTCTATCAGCAGCTACCAACCATTGTGTTTGGCTATTCTGAATTGTTGTTACTACGGCTGATGTATCTGCATTTCCGTTATAAGTGGTGCGTGGATTCATGCTGTTAGAAATTACATCTGCAGACCTCATCAGCTTGTGATAGTCCCCAATCATTCCACTTTCGACGTCTGAGGATGGAAAAATTCGCCCTCTGTGCGTGGCTTCATCAAACTCGTAATCATAGGTTACAACTAAAGGATTAATATACAAATTTTGATTGTTAGGTCCATACTCAATTAAATAAGATGACTGGTCGAAATAAAATGCTATATGAACTGGCCTAAAATCTAATGCGGCCCTTACATCTACTGCACTTTGTACATTGTGTATGCTAATAGAAATTCTGCCCTGCTTAATTAGTTCTCCAATTTCGTAATCCTTACCAGAGTAGTCTAGCTTCGAGAGCTCTGTATTTCCGTTTTGATGTCTAGTAAGAAAAACATCGCAGATTACTTTATCACAGCCATTCTTGTCCATGAAATTCTTAATTGATCTAATAATCCCGATGAGATCTGGTGCATCAACAGTGCATATTCTTATCTCGTTTTTAGTATATGGGGCAAATCCAATCCAACGTGAAAGAATTTCTCCTATGGATTGCGTTCCATCATCACCAAGATACCTATTTGTTTTGTTTTCGAACGTGGGTAGCATCTCAATATTGCCCGAACACGGCAAGACAGCATCCATAGTACCAGTTAACAATTTACTGGCAATCATAAAGCTCAATATCTGAGGTAATTGATCAAGGACCGCGGTTAGTGCTTTTGCATCTTCTTCTTCCAATTGATCTTTTTTTGTTGAAAGAGTTTTAAATACTTCATAATAGCGCCACAGATACAGTGGATGAAGAGGCAGCAAGATACCCTTCCATTCGGTTGGTGTCTTCACATACAATATATCGAGCAGAAGAAGCGCTTTCGCTATAAAACTGGTACCAGAAGGACTGATTTGGCGCATGATAACTTCGTTAGCGCAAAAAATACGATACAACCTTGACCATGTTTCGATATAAGTTATTAGTGATTGCCGAATTTCTTTATCTGCACCAAAAGCAAGCACCGGAAAACGCATAATCAAATCCAAATTGGATAAAAGCTCGGTTCTTGACTGAATAAGGACTTCAATTGTCGGAGTAAAAGGTTCAGCACTTTGAATTCCTTTGTTTGTAAATAGGCTATCAAAGCGCTTTATGAAATCAAACAGAGACGTCTTTCCATCAATTCCGCCATTAAAGCTAATTATGGAATCACTGTTTAATGGCATAAATCCATTAAGTGCAACAATATCTGCTGAAATTGCATCCTTAAGAATACTTTCCTCTGTCTCAAGCAATCCTCCCCATGAATCCTCATTGCACACTCTACCAACTAAACGTCTTAAATCCGTTTGATGATTTTCTAGTATTATTGTTCTGTCCCCAAAAACACCACCGATTGTAGGAATATTATCCGCGTTATCAGTATTATTCTGGTCGAAATGCTTCTTTAATTCGCCCAGTAATTCACGAATGCTCTCTCCATCCTCCTCGTCGCCTGTAACAACAGCATCAGAAATTAGCCTATGAAGTTCCTTCGGCTTTATTGGAGCATTTGGAGATACTTCATCGATCGGATCATCTCCGCTAATTGGTGGAGTAGGCTTTTTCTTTTCCACTGTTGCCTTAGAAGCAGAGAATAATTCCTGAACAACAGAAAAACTAAGATCCCTAAGCGTTTCTCGCTTTCCATATTTAAAATATAGCTGAAGACTGCGGTATGCCTGCTGCAACCTATCCTTATCATTAGCCTTTGCTCTAGCTAGAGAGCGACTAAGTTTCTTTCTGGATTCCTCGCTCAATTGGCCGATTGCTATAATCAATTCTCTATTTTTCTTAAGCCTATCCTCGGGGCTACTTTTAGTGCCAAGAATCTCATAATCACACAGTAGATTAAGCATCCACATATTTTGTGGAATAGCTTCAGATCTATTATCTGCATTTGTAACAGCCTCTATATATTCCTCAACCATTGCATAGGGAAAATAGTCAGAGTCCGACTGCAATGCCTTCCAAAAATTTACCGTTGGAGTATTGCTTTCCTTTTTCAACTGGAGGTCGATAAGATACTTTGTTAAATCACGCATTGTTAAAGCATCAAACTCTGCAAGTGAATGTAACTTTTCGGTGTCACTTTTGACAAAAACCAAAATACTTCCTGCGCATTCTGGTTTGCTCCTCCAAAACACTGCTTTTTCGACAGAGGGGGATATCGTATACCTCGGTGTTGAGATCTCGCTAATTTCGTAACCAATTGCGGATATATAAATATGCTCTTTAATAGATTTTGTAAGTTTCTCAGCTACATCTATCGGAGAAAATCCGTCAACGCCTTTGATAAGGATACCGACCTTCGATATAGCCAAGGTGTTACGCAATAAATTGACTACTAATTCCTGCCTCGTTTTCAATTATCAGCACCCCCTAATCTAATTTGAAGAATACCATCGGCCATTATTTCTGCAAAGTCCATTGATTCAAGCATTGATGCAAAAGCGTTAAAGTTGTCCTCCAAAGAGTCCTCATCCACCTGTAGAATAGAGCCATTGTTATGAAGTTTGTCCAATTCAAAAGCACTTCCTCCAACTATAACTCCAAAACGTTCCCAAAGTCGGCTTCGCAATTCTGTTGCGTTTAAAACTTCACTCGGGGTAACACAGCATCGTAAAAGCATCTCTAGAACATCCTGTGATAAAACAAATCTCTTGTTTGGATGGAGATTATCAGGAGGATAGAGAATGCCTACCTGAGTGCTGATTGCTTTAAGATAGTTAACTGGATGAGAAGAGGCCTCAAGTGCAAGCATATCATATATTGTAGTGCCAAAGATAAGGCGTGAATCATCATCAGTAGTGCATTGCATTGCTTCTTCCTTTGCCAGACTCCACATGTGATCAAGTTCATCCTTACCTGTCTTCGATACCTTCTTAGCATCGTAAACAGGAGTCTCTAGATTCATTAGTTCGTCATTTGAGAGCGACCCTAAATGCTGTGCATATGCCCAAGCATAAAATCGTGATATTGATCTATGCATTTGTGTATATGACATCTGAGAGGCTCTTGATATACTGCTGCCACTGTTTTTTGTAAAGTCCAAAAGAATCGGTCTTACAGATTCCTCACAATAAAACGCTTCCAACATAGCCAAATATCGCATTAGGTGAAAAATACAGAAGAAATTAAACAGCCTCAACTGTGTTAAATGGTTTGGGTGACTCTTAAGATTCTCTAGCAAACACTGCCCACCGCACTTAATTCCGCTAAGATACCACTCCATGGCACTACTTTTATGCTTAAAGGCTGGAATATCCTCATTAACTGAGTTTTCAAATGTCATTTCGGGTTCGTCCTCAAGAACTGGTGAAAATAGGAGTGTTATTGGATCATTAGCTAAATCTAGGTTTTTCTTGATGTAAGATGCAAGCTCAGGGCAATATTGTTTTATAACTCCACCAATAAACTCCCCAGCATCCTCATACATTGCTTTTTTAGTAATAAAATACTTGGATCCAGCAGAATAGGACACCATTCCATCTGTAGTACCAGAATAAACGCCCTTATCAGCCGCTAGGAGCTTTTGCATAACATTACGCATAGATTCGAGTTCGTTTTCTCCAACTTCCTCATCAATGCGTTCTGTTTCGGTCAAGAAGGCATATACCGCTGCATTTTCGTTACCGCTCGGAATTTTTCCAGCAGCGTTCGATACGTAAGAGAGTTTTTTTATTTTCTTTGTATCGGCGATTGCACCATAGATACTGCGCAGAGAACCGCCAGCAATATGGACCGGTTTGACAGAAGCACCGTTCGGCTTAAACCCAACGAATTGATCGTCAACGATGTTTCGGTATTCATGTAAATATATCTGTTCGGACATTGGATTTTTCACCTCACTTTTTTATGCTTTCTATGGATGTATATTTCTTATCTTCCAAATCAACTGTCACCTTTATCTCTCTTTTGTTCTGAACGTCTAAGAGCGATATGACGACACCGTCCTCACCAAGCGCCTCAGAAGACTGAAGTTGTTCAATAAAGCGCCAAACCTTTTTCACAAGGTCTGATTCAGTGAAGAGCACTGGAACTCCACGTTCGGCTTCGGATAAAAGACAATACATATCAAAATCAATCTTAAGGAATATTCCAGGAAAATCCTTTTTTTCAAGTCTAAGATAATTCGCCAACATCTCGATGCCTGCTTGCATTGATTGCTGTAATGTTGGACGTCCTATTCTGAAGCTACTAGCTTTCATGGACCCAATCGAAATCAGTACTTTTCTTGGATCGTTATCATATCTATGCCCAGACCAAATTTCCAAGTCAGAAGATGGCTTTGCTGCACCAAAGAAAATATTAAGCTTTCGAATGAGTTCCTTAACGACTTTTTTATCGTCCTGTGCTAAAAAAGCCTGGAAACGAGCAACGTCATCATCGATGATGTTTAAGAGTTCTTCTCCATGTTGGTTAAAGAAGAAAAACTGCCTTTTTCTCATTCTGAATAGAGTATCGTTGTCAAAAGCTATTGCTTCCTGGGGAACACTGTAGTCGGTTACCCAACTTTCATCTGAAATCTCATTACAGAGAATTCGTTCGTCCCAAATAGGGTGGGAAATTCTTACAGGGTCCAGAGCATTATTAATTGCCTTGAACAGGCCACCTTTTCCACTATATATAAGGTTGACCAAATTGTATTCCTTGTTCCCTGCAGTTTTTGATATTTTATTACAGGTTCTATCACCGAAAATTAAGTACGCAATAAATGATTGCAGTTCACGAAGTGTAGCATGATAACCTTGAAGTGTGGCTCGCTGCAGCACACTATATAACCTCTCTTGAAACAATTCATTATTCAATAGATTACAATTCGTATGCACTTCGCAGGAATCATTTAACGGACACGCATTGCATTCGGAGTAATGCTCCGAGTCAGTGAGTTTGATAATTGCCTGCTTTAGGATATCCTTTGATAATACGTCTCGTTTGCTGAGGTCAAAAACGATAACGTCATCATCTGAGAGTGCTTCGCCATGAAACACAACCGCTTGATTCATCTGATTGTAGGCCTTCTTCACTGGCTCAAAGTTAGGGCAAAAATGATAAAGAGAATAAAGCACAGCTGCATTAATTGCTATGATAAAAACATGATCTCTATTTTTTGCATCCTGCCAATGCTTAAATATCTCTTCATCAGATTTTGTGCTGGCATCAAGTTCAATTGTAAATGGCTGACCGCTGTTATCGAGTTGTTCTTTAACTATTCTAATTATATGTGTTTTACCATCACCAGGGTTCCCTGTTAGAACAACATCCTTTCCATCCTTTACTGCATCAAGAATAGCTTTATCGAGTCTGGTAATTAGGTGAATATTCGATAACTGGTTACCACTCACATAATCAGCGTATGCGCTAGACCCCCTATAGAAGTTCCTGATAAACTGTAAGCCTTTTTGTGGTTCACTATTTGTGGGCATGTGTGATACCTCCTTCAACTTGGAAAAACTCCATTCTTCAGATTTATCAATCTCATTGCTGACCAGTAGAGCAGATTTATCAAAATTCCGTATTCTGTCATAAATCGGAGCGTGCATTAGTCGACTAGTCAACCAACGGTTTCTCCAATAGTTAATAACTCTCTGAGTCCCTTCCACATAATCTGTCGATCCAAAGTAGTACTTTGGCGTGGAGTCCTTACCGAGAAGATACTCAAACGTGTTACTTGCAAGGCTTGCTCCATACACAATTCGAGACATTGCATGCTTAGAAAAGTCCTTTGAGTCTTCATTACTAGACTCCAGTAGTTCCCTAATTGCCATAGTCAGCAATCTCATTTTTGGACTTGCACCTTCGCCAAAAACATGATTTATTCTATTAAAGCCATCACTTGTAGCTTCGGTAAGACTAAGCGTTGTAGCTTTGCTAATATGCATTGTTCCAAAGCCGATTGTCATACCAAGGCGTTGCCAAATCACATCATAGTCAGCATCAAAAACCTCATGTGGGATTTTTAGGCGATTATATTGACTTGACCCCACATAATAAAGAGAGGTGGTGCCTACAAATGCAAGATCTGCTGGCCGACACACTGGTTCACCTTTCAATCGACTTGCAATTTCACTGCTTTTATTTGCATATCGTTCTCTATAGTCGTGAACAATTTGCGGAGAGACTGCAAGTAATGCGACAAGTTTTCCACCTAAGATTTCATTATAAGGAGGAATCGCACCGCACACATTCAGTTCCATCATACTTGAACCAATATGTTTCGTTTTCTGGGCAATAAGCGCACTGCGAATAGCAGAATTACCTGCTTCGCTTTTACTAAAGCTCAACCACTGGTTGTCAAAATCTGTAGAAGTGTATAAATCCGTAATTGCTTTTTTTGAATTTAGCAATCTAGCTAACTGTTCGGCACGTTTTCTACGATATAGCGCATTTTCAGTTTCTATGGATATGTTACCGAGTTCGCTACGCTCATCTTCTATAATTTCATCCTGTGTTTCCCGAAGAAGATTTTGGCGTGCTTGTTCAGCAATTGCAGCCTCATCCAAGAGCATCTGAATATCTTCATATGTTGGGTACGCAACTGTAGCTTCAGTACAAAGATCCAGGTAGTCAATACCTCCAATACCATCCTCCAAATAGGAAAGCAATCTTTCAAATTCAGATCGTGCTGAATCTGAGTCTAGATGAGATAATTTATCTATAAACGCTTTTTGATTCCAACCAATAGCATTATCGCGGCAAGTGATCTGAACAGCTGCGTTTTCAAGAGATGCTATGCCCATGATCGCGTGTTTGGGGTGCGCAGCGTCACGAATCAAATATTGCATCGTTCTTCCTGGAGTTGTTTCAGATGGCGTAGACCATGTTAATCTAAAATACCGCCATATCTCAGAAATTTTGAGTCCGGTGTATTCATCTCGATCGCCTTCCCTAACCAATTGAAGATATGGCTGAACAGCGTCTGAGATGTCCATTTTACCGTCTCTGGCACGTTCTAGTCTGTCTGCTAGTTCATAACCATCAGCGATTAATTCCTCTATACTTTGCTTGGAAGAGCTTGACTTCTCCATACGATGGATAAACTCAGAGTAACTAACTAATCGTTCGTGTCGACTCTCCTCCATCCAACTACGAAGAAGGGCTTTAATCTCAGGCGACGAAGTGTCGTGCAACTCTGTACCATTAAGACTCGGTAGACGCATCAATAGCACGCCCTCACGATAGCAAGCTCGCCAAGAGGCTCTTATTAAGTCCCTAAACAATAGCCATATAGCCCTGTATTTTTTCCGTTGGACGAGATTATAGGCGCATTCATTTTCAACCCAATCAATTTCTTGATTTGCAATTTTTTCTATGTCGATGACAGAAGTATTATCATTGATTGCAGATACAGCATTATAAAACCTAATCCTAAAATTTCCCTCCAGTCTTGGTCTGAAGGGTATTTCCCTATTTATCACGCACTATGCCTCCTTGAGCAAGACAGATATATCAATCAAAATTACAGTAAATTTTTGCAATATCTGAATCACATATACTTTAGAATCTCACTGTCAAAAATGAGAATTACTATTCCGTGTTCCCGTTGTCTTTATTCTTGACTGTCTCAAATAAATCCTCGATTTTGCAGTCGAGTGCATTGGAAATTTTCATCAGTACGTCCATACGCACGGGTTCAATTTCCCTGAACTTAGCAATGGAGTTGGAACTGATATCAGCTCATCTTTGAGATCAACTTTTTTCATATTCTTGTCGATGAGTATTTTTCAGAGTTTATTATATTGGATTCTCATTTTCAGTATCCTTTCTGCCCAGTTCCATCCTAAAAAAGCCTGCTCATCGGTATCCAACTTCAATAAAGTATTTTCTTTAATGATAGACTGTGTCGATTGATTGTATTTAACTTCTCTGTAGAAGGCAAAAAATTAGTTTTTGATTCTATACTCTCTTTTAGCCTCAACTATTTAGTTAAATGAACAAACAATAGTGCATATTGATTAATCAATCATAGCACTATTGCACTTTCAATCCATGGATCCACTTCTGATATCTTAACTTGTATTATTATCAACTTAATGTTGCAGAATGATGCCTTTCTCGATCCAATTACGAATGGTACCTTTACATAACCTGGATGATCGGCATTCTCTTATAAGGTAGACCACTTTTCAAACTCGTAAGTCACTAATTCTCCTCCTGATGCTATCCTGCATCCATTATCTATTTATTATAATAACATAGTTATCATCAACATATAATAACACGCTTAGTTTTGTTACGAATTATCCGAATTTTGTATCTTAATGTTCGATGTATAACTTACTCATTTATCAGTATTTCATTCTCTATATCCACCACAGGGTGAAATGAAGGTTAACTCATCTGGTAAAAGTCCTGCCACGGTTAACTCATCAATTAAGTCAACGTGCTTGATCGTCCAATGGGTGTGGTTTAGTTCCATCACACCTGATCCTTGATGTATATCTAATAAATCTGCAATGTCATTTATCTTCTGTTGGTTCACTTTTGCGTAACAACGGAATCGGATTTTAATAACCCCATTTTCTTGTATACGCAAATCGGTCACAAAACCATAATATGCTTCTTGTTCCGATGATGTTTTCCCACCATACCAAATATTTTCATTCATAAATAAGGATGGGAATGTTTTTATCATCTTAATTGACTCAGCATTTAAGTCAGCAAACTTCTTTACTGTCTCCGACTCTCCTCTTAAAGATCGATCTTTTGGCATCGTGAACCGACCACTCATGATTTCGCTGCTGGTTACAAATAAATTGTAGTAATCTCTGCTAATTTGTTGGCTTTCGACAGTCATAAAATCATCGTGTTTAGACTTAATATCTATGTCTTTAGGAATAGTCATCGTGTCATCTTCTACATTATAATTCCCAAAAATAGAAAGTGATCTCCCACCCGTTATCAACCCATATAATCTTTCCAATTCGCGCCGGCAGCTAAGAGTGAATTCATTAACATCCATCCAATTAATTCTCGGTAACCAGTAAACTCTTACACCATCCTCACATATCATTCTATGACTCAGAAACGTTTGATACTCTTCTAGCTTATTCACAAACAGAATTACATTTCTATATATCGCATCCTGGTTCCTACGGAAATTCCGAAGGTTATCTCTCATTATTTCTATGAATTGATCAATGACAATAACATCTGTGAACATAAGCGGTTCAGCCGTAAAATCAGTATCTACGAATAAATCTACGTTGCACTTATCTATTGCATCTTCAAACAATTCGAGAAGACTTTTCCGTGGTACTTTTGTGCCTTCCTCTTGAGTAGAATTCTGCTCAGTTATTGCAATAACAACTGATTCTGATTCAGATTCCACATCCTTTTTTTCGTCATTCTTATTATCATTTGCAGCCAGAATGCAATTTACTTTTATCGATTGTTTTATGGTTGAACCGCTTATACCTTCATAACAGTTTTTTGCATTTGGGAACCATGCAGCAATCGTTGCTGCACCGATACTATTATCCTTTCGTTCTGTAACCACGAACTTCCAAATACTCAAAAGGAATGCAGGTAAACATACTTCATCTACTGAATCAAGTTCACTCTTCGAAGCTGAAGTACCATCACTACCAACAGTGAACTGGTGTGAATCAGAGATTCCCTCATCCTCTCTTATTAATTCGATTAATCTCTTAACTAAAAGGACATCATTCTTAGCTGTTGAGCCTATATCAATAAACTGATTAGCTAATTCCTCAGCCTTATTTAATTCAGTTGCATAGTCTGTTTCCAAGCGCTCCAAAAAAGCCGATATGACCACTTCGTTATCGAACTTCAAGGCATCTGGAGTATATCCATCACATTTTTTGTACTTACTGGTATACGTTCTAAACGTATCTCCAGCAGGTCTAATGTAATCGGGCTGGACAAGTCTTATAAGGCCGAATAGGACATCAGGTTCTCCGAAGGTATCAGATATACCCTGGGTGCGTTGGCGACGGGATGTAGTAGGCTTCCTAGATAGGAGAATCTGGGTGAGGAAAGTTCCTCCACAAAGAACTGGATTTACTTTTTTTGTCACGTTTTTGCCTCCGTAGCTAACTTTTAACTTTATTAAGGCTATTAACCTTATTAATTCTGGACATTAACTTTATCAAGCTTTGGATAGCTCTTGTGAGAAGTCACAAGGGCTTTTTTTGTTGCCCAAAACGACTGCAATTCATGTCAATTCCTACTCATTCAGCTTAACACACGCACTTTGAAAGTCAATCAATGGAGGAGATCAAATGGAAAACCAAGAACGTTTCATCGATATCGATGGAGAGCAAATCTATGTAAGTGAAGAGGTCTACAGAGCTTACAAGCGACCTGCATGGGCAGAACGTAAACGTAATGAACGCGAGAAAAGATGCCGAGATGAAAAAGGCAACCGCTGCACAAATGATTGCAGCCTTTGCGATAAACAAAGAACTGGAACAATACTATCGCTGGATTATTCCTCTGATGAATATGGATTCGAGCCTTCTGATCCTTCAGACATTGAGGAGATCCTTGCAGAGAAACAACTACTGGAGGAACTACTTTGCGCATTGGATGAGTTGGATCCAGACAACAGAAGGATCATGGAACTCTTCGCTAAAGGGATATCAGAGCGAGAGATTGCCACCGACATTGGGCTATCACAAAAGGCAATTAATAAACGTAAGGCCAAGCTTTTCGCCCAATTAAGAGACCGACTCAAGGACTTTATCTGATCCCGGGGTACTCAAAGTACCTCTCTCTGTCCTTTGGATGGTGAGGGAGAAAAATACAACCCTCGGAATGGAGGTTAATAAATGCAGACACAAACTAACCAAAACGACACTCAGCCCAGAGACCATGATATGGACGAAGAGCTGGCTGGTATCCTTACGGCAATCAGCGTGGTGTCAAAAAGACTGGCCAAGAAGCTTATGACGCTTTCGAAGCAAGAGGGAATGGCGAAAGGAGGAAAACCCGATGGGCAAGATGAGTGAACTGAATCTGTTGGTATCGGAACTTAAACATTGCGGCGAAGCCCTGTTCGGGATATCGGAGTCTTTGTCCGAATTGTTCACCGGTAACGATGCCGACGAGCATGCGGAGACAGCAAAAGATAAACCGACTGTGCCTGAAACAAAACCTATCACTCTGGAAGAAGTCAGGGCTGTCCTGGCAGAGAAATCCAGGGCTGGCTTCACCTCTGAGGTCAGGACTCTGCTTGAGAAGCACGGCGCGGAAAAGCTGTCCGGGATTGATCCTTCTGAGTATCCTTCGCTCATTCAGGAAGCCGGGGTGCTTGGGAATGGGTAAACACGCACTCCTATCAGCGTCATCATCCCATCGGTGGATTCATTGCCCCCCTTCGGCAAGAGTCTGCGAAAGCTACGAGGACAAAGACAGCAACTTTGCCGCCGAAGGAACAGAAGCCCATACCCTCTGCGAGCACAAGCTGAAGACAATTCTCGGTAGCACCTCAAAAGACCCGACTGAGGACCTGACCTATTACAGCCAGGAAATGGAGGACTGCGCCGATAACTATGCAGCATATATCTTGGAGCTAGTGGAGAACTCAAAAAAGAACTGCTCTGATCCCTTGGTGCTCATTGAACAAAGGCTTGATTTCTCAAGATACGTAGAGGGCGGCTTTGGGACAGGCGACTGCGTGATCATCGCCGATGGGTTTCTCCACATCGTGGATTACAAACATGGTCAGGGCGTCCTGGTGGACCCTAAGGATAATCCACAGATGAAACTCTATGCCCTAGGTGCCTTGGAGATCTTTGAAGGAATTTACGACATCGGTACGGTCTCCATGACAATCTATCAACCCAGGAGAGACAACATATCCACCCATACGGTATTCAAGGAGTCTCTTTACCAGTGGGCAGAGGAGATCCTCAAACCAGCTGCGGAGCTTGCCTACGCCGGAGAAGGAATCTTCCAAAGCGGCGAGTGGTGCCAATTCTGCAAGGCCAAGCATGAATGCCGCGCAAGGGGTGAACAGAACATGGAGCTGGCAAGGTTCGACTTCAAATTACCCCCGCTACTGTCCGATCAGGAGATAGAAATCATCCTCAGCAAAGTCGACGACTTGGTTTCTTGGGCATCCGACATCAAGGAATATGCGCTTCAGGCGGCTGTCAGCGGCAAACAGTGGACCGGTTGGAAACTCGTCGAAGGCAGAGCCAATCGCAAGTACATCAGCGAACAAGTAGTGGCTGAAGTTGTAAGTGCAGCCGGATATTACCCATATGAACAGAAAGTCTTGGGTCTCACTGCCATGACATCCCTTCTCGGCAAGAAACGCTTTGAGGAGATTCTAGGCAACTACATCGAAAAGCCACAAGGCAAACCAACGCTCGTGCCGGAGAGCGATAAAAGGCCGGAAATCAATGCAGCACAAAATGATTTCAACGAATAGTTAGGAGGAAAATCTTATGTCAAATAATACAAACAAAGTCAACAGTAATCCAATGAAGGTCATCACGGGTCCCGAAACACGCTGGTCCTATGCCAATGTGTGGGAAGCAAAATCAATCAATGGTGGCGCTCCCAAATTCTCGATATCCCTGATTATCCCAAAATCTGATACCTTGACAGTCGCTAAGATCAAAGCCGCAATTGAAGCCGCTTACCACGAAGGCGAGGCCAAGCTGAAAGGTAACAGCAAGTCCGTGCCGCCACTTGCATCCATAAAGACACCCCTGCGAGATGGCGATATCGAGAGACCAGATGATCAGGCCTACACAAATACCTACTTCATTAACGCTAACTCTGCTACGGCTCCTGGAATTGTCGATGTAGATCGCAACATCATCCTCAACCGATCAGAAGTATACAGCGGAGTGTATGGCCGAGCTAGCATCAATTTCTATGCCTTTAATAGCAACGGCAACAAAGGTATAGCCTGTGGACTCAACAACTTGCAGAAGGTTCGCGACGGAGAACCCCTGGGCGGGAAATCGAGGGCTGAAGACGACTTCTTTAGTGAATCCGATGAGGACTTCCTGTCATAACTGCTCTTATCAAAGGGGGTGGCAGAGCAATCTGTCACCCTCAAAAATTGGATGAAGGAGAACTTATGGGAATCAATATCTGGAAAGAAATACCCGGATATGAGGGCTTGTATTTAATTAGCTCCAGAGGTGAAATCTTGAGTCTGCGTTCCGGGAAATTTCGAAAATGTACTCGTAGCGGCAATGGTTATCGGAAAATCTCTCTTTCTAGTCATGACCATAAAAAAAGACAGTTTCTAGTCCATCGATTAGTGGCTGAAACATTCATAGGAAAATCGAGTGATCTCAGAAAACAAATCAATCATAAGAATTTGGACAAAACAGATAATCGACTTGAGAACCTCGAGTGGGTAACCCCACAAGAAAACATGAATCACGCCTATGCAAATGGTAGGACTGATTTTAGGAGAGCTAAAAGAGCCGATAACACAAGTGGTTTCACCGGGGTGTCCGCTAAAGATGGCGGTTACCAAGCAACTATTGGTTATGACGGAATAGTGCATTACATTGGGTGGTTCAAATCACTTGAAGCTGCAAAAAAAGCAAGAAAATCTGCAGAGAGGAGGCTTTTGTATGTCAGCAATAAGGAAGTCTCTGACTATTGACTTGGAGACATATTCGTCAGTTGATCTTGGAAAATCAGGAATTTATAAATATGTCGAGTCTCCGGAATTCGAAATCCTACTCTTTGGTTATTCCGTCGATGGAGGAGCTGTCAGTGTCGTCGACCTGACTGAAGGTGAAGTGATTCCGACGATTATCCTTAAAGCCATTGAGGATGAAACCATATTGAAGTGGGCCTTCAATGCCAATTTTGAACGCATCTGCCTTTCCAGACACCTAGGCTTGCCTACAGGGAATTATCTTGATCCGAAACAATGGCGCTGTTCCATGGTCTGGTCAGCGGTCATGGGACTTCCGCTTTCCCTGGAGGGAGTCGGCTTGGTCCTGGGTCTTGAAAAGCAAAAGCTGAAAGAAGGCAAAGACCTCATCCGGTATTTCTGCCAACCCTGCAATCCGAACGCTGCAAATGGCATGAGAGCACGTAACCTCCCAGCTCACACTCCAGAAAAGTGGTCGACCTTTAAGGAATACAACCTAAGAGATGTCGAGATTGAACTCGCCATCCAGGAAAAGCTCGGGAAATTCCCTGTGCCTGACTCTGTCTGGGAGGAATACCACCTGGATCAGGAGATCAATGACAGGGGAGTCGCTTTAGATGTGCCTTTCGTAAAAAACGCCATTCTCGCCGACCGGGAGTCCAGATCCAAGCTTGTCAGCCTGATTCAGGAACTGACTGATCTGGATAACCCCAATTCAGCGTCTCAGATGAAGCAGTGGCTTTTCGACAATGGCTTGGAAACAGACACCCTTGGAAAGAAAGTGGTCGCTGAACTCCTAAAGACGGCTCCGGCACCTCTTGGAGAGGTATTGGCGCTCCGTCAGCAGCTTGCGAAATCCTCCATCAAGAAATATCAGGCCATGGAAAGCGCAGTCTGCAGTGACGGTCGTGCTCGTGGGATGTTCCAGTTTTATGGAGCGAACCGAACCGGCCGCTGGGCGGGCAGGCTCATTCAGATGCAAAACCTGCCGCAGAACCACATGCCTGATCTGGAAGAAGCTCGCGGTTTAGTGAGAGAAGGTAATCTCGAAGCCCTGGAAATGCTGTACGATGCCGTCGCGGAAGTCTTGTCGGAACTCATCCGTACTGCCTTTATCCCAAAGCCCGGATGCAAGTTAGTCGTGGCGGACTTCGCTGCCATCGAAGCACGTGTGATCGCATGGCTTGCCGGAGAATCCTGGCGTCAGGAGGTCTTTGCAACAGGCGGCGACATCTACTGTGCCTCGGCGTCCCAGATGTTCCGGGTTCCCGTTGAGAAGCATGGCGTTAACTCCCATGTCAGACAAAAAGGTAAGATTGCTGAACTTGCCCTCGGCTACGGCGGATCGGTCGGCGCACTGAAAGCCATGGGAGCCTTAGAGATGGGACTTGGCGAGGAAGAATTGCAGCCCCTGGTCACCGCATGGCGGTCATCAAACCAAAACATCGTAAGGCTCTGGTGGGACGTGGACCGTGCGGCTTTAAAAGCGGTCAAGGATCGAACAATCACCGAAACCCACGGAATCAGATTCACATACCAAAGCGGGATGCTCTTTATCACGCTTCCCTCCGGGAGACGGCTGACCTATGTCAAACCCCGGATCGGCGAGAACCAGTTCGGATCCGAATGTGTGACCTATGAAGGCATAGGCAGCACGAAGAAATGGGAGCGGATCCAAAGCTACGGACCCAAGTTTGTCGAGAACATCGTGCAAGCCACAAGTCGTGACATCCTGTGCTTTGCCATGAAAAACCTCAGGGACTGCAGCATCGTCATGCATGTCCATGATGAAGTGGTCATTGAAGCTGAAATGGACACTTCAACGGAAGTTATCTGCAGCAAGATGGGGCTGACACCTCCCTGGGCTAAAGGGCTTCAGCTCCGGGCCGACGGCTACGAAACAGATTTTTATAAAAAAGATTGATCGATGGTACTCATGGAACCATCTTCTGTCCTTTGGATTATAGGAGGCAATGATGCCTTCAAGATGGGAGGTCATAGAAATGTTCTACGTTAAAGAAAAACTCAGCGAAGCGGCTGAGGTCATGGTGGAAATCCATGACGATAATGTCTACTGCACCTGCCCCGGTTGCGGGAGCGAGGTCCAGATCGACCTGGGCGAACTGCTCAGCGACGGCGAGGGCGACCTTTACGGCACATCAGTATATTGCACGGACTGCAGCATGGAAAGATTGGAGGAATTGATGAGATGAAAGAACTGATACCAAAAGATAACTACGGAGTTTTCGCAGACACCAACGACACCGCCAGGGTCGACAGCCTATATATTGCCGAGTTCTTTGAGAAAGAACACTTCCACGTTCTGCGGGATATCGCCAGAATCACTGACTCCAGATCTGGATTGAGTGATGAGTTCACTGAATCCAATTTTGAGCTGACCTATTACAAGGATAAGACCGGCAGAAAGCTTCCTTGCTACATGATGACGCGGGATGGCTTCACCATGCTGGTCATGGGATACACCGGTCAAAAGGCGATGAGGTTCAAGGAACTCTACATCAGACGTTTCAACGAAATGGAGCAGTTCATCAAGACGCTGGCCACAGCCCGTAAGGACTTCCCCCTACTAACAGAAAACATCAAGCTCCTTCACGACAACCCGAAGCCTTACCATTTCAGCAACGAGTGCGACATGATTAACCGGATTGTCACCGGGATGTCGGCAAAACAGTTCAGGCAAGCCCGTGATCTTGAAAAAGGCACCAGCATCCGCCCTTACCTTTCAGATGACCAGATCCAGATGATCGAGATCCTCCAAAAGGTGGACATAGGGCTTCTCCTGGCTGTACCTGACTATGAGCAGCGCAAGCGTCACCTTGAATGGTACAAGATGAAGCTCCAGAAGAAAATCGCATAGCGGGGTCGGGACGATGAGCATAAGCAAATTCAACTCCGAAGGCTACTACGACCCCACCGCATACGAGGCATTGACGGCGGTCGAGCAATCAGAAAAAGCCAGGAACACCTTCCGCCCGATGGTATATATCTGTTCCCCTTATTCCGGGGACATCGAGTCAAATACCCTGGCGGCCAGACGCTACAGCAGATTTGCGGCAGATAGGGGCTATATCCCTATCGCACCGCACTTGCTGTTCACCCAATTCTTCGATGACATCCTGCCTGCCGAGCGGGAGCTAGGCCTGTTCTTCGGCAATGTATTGATGTCAAAATGCGCAGAAGTCTGGGTGTTCGGGACCTATATCTCCTGCGGTATGGAAGCCGAGATTGACAGGGCCAAGCGCAGGAACTACAACATCCGTTACTCCAACACGAATTGCGAGGAGGTCCAAAATGTACGAGATCAAAAGTAAACAGAGAATGGTCAATGGCAAGAAAATAGAAACCTGGCAGCGCGAGGTCATAAGCGCAAACATGCTGGAAGTCGAAGCAGGCACCAATGGTTATCAGGGTGGAGACACAGGTCATGGATCAAGGACCTATGTACGTATCGCCGACCTGAGAGGCACTGACATCGATGTTAAGGTTATCCCTAACCGCTGGGGCGGCTGCGACGGATTCGAAGTCACACTTGGCGGGGACTCCGAGCTGGAAACCTTCATTGAAACCTTGAAATTTGCCGTCTCCGTATTGGAGGATCAGGCGAAGGAGGATTCGCGATGAAGATTTCCTACGGCAACAGCCGGCTAGATAAGAAATGGAAGAACAATGAAATCTCCTGGGAAGACTTCTGCACCAAGGTCAGCACCACCATCCGGACTACCGAAACCGTCCAGGAATACCGCAAGCTCAAAAAGGGTCAACAGGACACAATCAAGGACGTGGGGGGCTATGTCGCCGGGCATCTCCGGGAAGGCAGGCGCAAAAAGGGATTCGTCCTTTGCCGGTCTATGGTCCTGCTCGACATGGACTATGGTACTCCGGGCATCTGGGACGAGCTGAACATGCTCCATGATTTTACGTACTGCGCATACTCCACGCACAAGCATACCCCGGAGCATCCCCGCATCCGTCTGGCAATACCATTGGCCCGGGAAATCTCCGAAGCGGAATACCCGGCAGTGGCCAGGATGGTGGCGAAGGAGATCGGCATCGACCTCTTCGACGACACGACCTATGAGCCGCATAGGCTGATGTACTGGCCGTCCACATCATCCAACGGTGAATTTTTCTTCAAAAGGCTCGACGGCAAGATCCTAAACCCAGACGACTACCTGTCCAAATATGACAACTGGCAGGATGAGTCCACATGGCCGCGCTCCAGCCGGCAGTCGGAAGTGATCCACACAGCGGCCACCCAGGCTGGAGACCCTCTCGCGAAACCTGGTATCATCGGAGCCTTCAACAGGGCATACAGCGTTGAGGAAGCCATCGATGCATTCCTCTCTGGCATATACGAACCCTCCGCCATGAACGGAAGGTACGACTACATCCCTGCAGACAGCAGCGCCGGCGTGGTGATCTACGACGGCAAATTTGCATACAGTCACCATGCCACAGACCCTGCCTGTGGGAAACTGATGAATGCCTTCGACCTGGTCAGGTTCCATAAGTATCACGACCTGGATAAAAATTTTCCGGAGGAAACACCCGTCACCAAGCTCCCGTCCTATAAATCCATGACGGAGCTTGCGGTATCCGACGAACGTGTGAAGCTCCTGCTGGCTGAAGAACGGAAAGCCCAGGCATCCTCAGATTTCACAGAAGCGAGTTCTGACTGGGAGAAGAACCTGGAATATGAACCGCGATCCACGGTCCTCAAGAACAATCTGGGCAACCTGCTACTGATCCTCAAAAACGACTCCAAGCTGAAAGGGATCAGATACAACCGTCTGGCCAACCAGATCTACGGTGACCCCGGCCTTCCATGGCCAAGACCGCACCAGTCCTGGCGCGATGCCGATACAGCCCAGCTTGTGGCTTATGTGGACAGGACATACGGGACCTTCTCATCCAGAAACTATGAGCTTGCAATAACGAAGGTCGCTGACGATCGGGCCTTTCATCCAATCAAGGAATACCTGGACATCCTTCCCCCGTGGGATGGTGTTTGCCGGGTCGACACGCTGCTCATCGAATATTTCGGAGCCGACGACACCAAATACACCAGGACCGTCACCAGAAAGACCCTGGTGGCGGCAGTCGCCCGTATCTATCATCCGGGCGTCAAGTATGACTCCATGCTGGTGCTTAACGGCCAGACCGATCTTGGCAAGTCCACGTTCTTTGCAAGGCTTGCCGGGGAGTGGTTTTCCGACAGCCTGAATTTTACGGATATGGGCAAGGGCAAGGATGCCGCCGAGAAGATCCAGGGCGTGTGGATCGTCGAGATCCCAGAACTCGCCGGGCTGTCCAAGATGGACGTCAATAACATCAAGGGGTTCCTGTCAAGGCAGGACGACCAATACCGACCTTCCTACGGCAGGTCCGTGGAAAGCCATCCCCGCCAGTGCATACTGGTAGGTTCGACCAATGCCGAAAGTTCGGGCTTCCTTCGTGACACCACGGGCAACCGAAGGTTCTGGGTCGTACGCGTCCATGGCTCCACCAAGAAGGGTTGGGATCTCCCTGAATCTAATGTGCCCCAGATCTGGGCTGAAGCTAAGTACTACTGGACCCAGGGCGAGAAACTCTACCTGGACGGTGAAGCAGCCGAGCAGGCGAAGGCCGAACAGACTGCCGCCCTGGAGACCGATGAGCGGGAAGGCATCGTGAAGGATTTTCTGGATATGCTCCTGCCGGATAACTGGTACGACATGGACCTTTACAGCAGGAAAAACTACTTCTCATCCGACGACCCGCTCCAGGCACCAGGCATCATGCTTCGCGAGCATGTCAGCAACATGGAGATCTGGTGCGAGTGCTTCGGGAACGATCGGGGCAAATTCGAGCGCCAGGCGGACAGCTATAAGATAAAGCTCATCATGCAAAAAATCGGTGGCTGGGTGTACTCCGGGCAGAAGAAGAAAATCAAGGGCTACGGCGCCCAGTATGTGTGGCTGCGAGTAAGCGATGGTCAGTCCAAGGAAGATGTCATCATGGAGACCTTCCCATTGGTAGCCACGAGACGTCAGGAAACAACATCTTAGAACCGCTTAGAACCCTTTAATATCAATACTTTTTCCATGAGTTCCATAATTCCTAAATATATAAAGAAATATGGATATAGGGAGAGAGTCATCACGTACACCTGCATATACGCGCGTATAGGCTATAAGGAATCCGTGGAACTTCTTGGAACCTGGAACTTTGGAACTCATGAAAAGGCGGAAAGGAATGGCATGAGAGAAAAAATAATCGAAGTAAAACTCATAAAAGAAGTGAAGTCCATGGGAGGTTTCGCCTTGAAGCTGAATATCCCTGGATTCGATGGTATGCCCGACCGACTGGTCCTATTTCCACATGGGAAGCTCGCATTCATTGAACTGAAAGCCCCTGGGAAGCGCCCCCGCCCATTACAGGAAAAGCGGAAAAGGCAACTGGAAGCGTTAGGCTTTCCGGTGTTCTGCATTGACGACCCCGGACAGATTGGAGGGATCATTCATGAAATTACATGTCACCTGTGATTGGTGCGGAAAAGAAATCACTAAACGAGATCGGCATGGAAATCGTAACAAGCACCGCTACTGCAGCGTTGAATGTTCCTACGCTGCAAAAGTCAAAAAAGCCAATGTTACTTGTAATTGGTGCGGGAAGCAATTCATTAAAAAGCTGTCCGACATCGGTCGTAATCAGCATAATTTCTGCGATCGGGATTGTTATATGGATTACATTAACTTTGAAAAAGCCGGTGCGAAAAATCAGCGTGTATCTGGAAAAGTGTTGTATAGGCAAATTTTAGAACACAAACTTGGACGAGCGTTGACTGCCAGTGATGAGGTTCACCACATTGATGGAAACCACTACAACAATGATTCGAGCAATTTGGTTGTGACAAGCAGGAGTGAGCACATGAAGATACATGCGATGTGTAAAAGGAGGGACAAGCGTGGCAGATTCACTAAGTAAAGACTGTATGCACTACTATCAGCAGTTTAGTGTAGATTTCATAGAAAAACACCCAACATCTGCGATTTTTCTAGATTGTGGTTTGGGAAAAACCATTATTACGTTGACTGCGCTGAATGACTTGCTGTTTGATAGCTTCGTTGCGCATCGAGTTCTTGTAATTGCACCGCTGAGGGTCGCTTATTTGAGTTGGCCAAATGAATTTAGTAAATGGACGCATTTAAGCAATCTGACTTACAGCGTAGCAGTTGGAACAGAAGCAGATCGACTTGCGGCTTTAAAGAAACCAGCTGACATCTATATCATTAACCGGGAAAATGTGGACTGGCTTGTGAATAAGAGTAGACTCCCTTTTGACTACGACACGGTCGTTATCGATGAGCTGTCATCTTTCAAGGCATATGGCTCCAAAAGGTTTAAAGCCCTACGAAAGGTGCGGCCCAAGGTGAAGCGGATTATCGGACTGACTGGAACCCCATCGGGCAACGGACTGATGGATCTGTGGGCTGAAATCGGGATCCTTGACCTGGGTCAGCGGCTCGGAAGGTTCATCTCTCATTACAGGAACAACTTCTTCACACCGGACAAGCGTAACCAGCAGATCGTATACAGTTACAAGCCCCTGCCAGGAGCTGAGGAGGAAATTTATCGGCTTATTTCGGACATCACTATCAGTATGAAAAGCACCGACTACCTCAAAATGCCGGAATGCGTAATCCACGAGATCCCCGTACGACTTTCGGAAAAAGAACGGAATTCCTACGAGACCATGAAGCGGGATTTGGTCCTCTCTCTTGACGGGCAGGAGATCGATGCGGGAAGTGCCGCCACCTTATCCAACAAACTGCTTCAGATGGCAAACGGAGCTGTGTATTCCGATGAAGGATCAGTCGTCCAGCTCCATGACCGAAAGCTTGACGCCCTAGAGGATCTCATCGAAGCGGCAAACGGGAAGTCCGTTCTGATTGCCTACTGGTACAAGCATGACCTGGAGCGGATCCAAAAGCGGTTTCAAGCTACAAAGCTAGATACGGCAGAATCCATCAAAGCCTGGAACAAGGGCGAAATACCCATCGCAATCATCCACCCCGCTTCAGCGGGACATGGGCTGAACCTTCAAAGCGGCGGATCCATCCTGGTGTGGTTCGGGCTGACGTGGTCACTGGAATTATATCAACAGACCAACGCCAGGCTATGGCGGCAAGGCCAGGAATCCGACACTGTGGTCATTCACCATCTTATAGCCAAGGACACCATCGACGAGCGGGTCATGAAAGCCCTGAAGGAAAAGGACCATACCCAATCTGCACTGATCGATGCAGTGAAAGCGAATTTGTAAATCAAGGACAACCAAAGGAGTCAAAAGCTGCCAATCCGAGTGACTTAAATATGTGAATCGGAGGTAGCCTATGAGCAAGAAACAACAGATGGCGAAGGATTATCTGTCCCAAGCCTACAGAATCGACCAGCGGATCAATAGCAAGATCGAGCAGGTTTCATCACTACATGAATTGGCGACCAAAGCAACGTCCACCCTTAGCGATATACCGCCCAGTGGAACAAGGAACTTTCACAGCATGGAGGATATCATATGCAAAATATTGGACCTTGAGTCCGACATTAACACTGACCTTAACAACTTACTAGACCTTAAGCGAGAGATTGTCGAACTCATCAAATCCATTTCCAATCACGAGTACCAGACCATCATGGAATTACGCTATCTATGTTATAAACCCTGGGAGCAAATTGCTGTGAGCATGGACTACAGCATCCGCCACCTCTACAAGATACATAATGCAGCGCTGGAGTTTTTCTCCGACCTAATGAAACAAGACACCTAAAGACATTGAATGATACCTCGATGTTATGAGAACATTAAGATAGCAGAAAATAATCTTGAGAGCCTTCGTTGGGAAACCGCGAGGGCTTTTTCTATGCCCAAAAGGAGGTGTTCCATGCCGAGGAAACCAAAGCGACCCTGCTCACATCCAGGCTGTCCTGAGCTGACAGAATTGAGGTTCTGTGAGAAGCATGCCAAGCAGGAAGCGGCACGTTATGAGAAATACGAACGGGATCCACACTCTAAAAAACGATATGGCCGTGCCTGGAAGCGTATACGTGACCGGTTCATCGAATCCCACCCTCTCTGTGAGGAATGTGTCCGACAAAGACGAATGACTAAGGCAACAGAAGTGCACCACATCCTTCCCCTCTCGCGTGGAGGCACCCATGACGAATCCAACCTCATGGCTCTCTGTACCCCCTGTCATTCTACCATTACAGCGCGCGACGGGGACCGCTGGCATGACCGGTAGGGGGTATCAAATCTCTACAGCTTTTTGCATGGGGAACGGGCGTGGGGTCACGTGTGAATTTTTCCATAAGTTTTGGGGGTATTAACCCCCACTCTTTATTTGGAGGTGAGTGAATGGGAAAAAGAGGACCACAACCAGGCGCTGGGGGTAGGCCACGTAAGGCGCTAGCTGATAAGATACTCGATGGCAATTCCAAGAAGCTTCAAATAGTGCCTTTACCTGAAGGGGCATCTGAAGTCGGATCGGAAATGCCAAAACCTGCAGACTGGTTATCAGCTACACAAAAGAATGGGCATCCACTAATCGCTAATGAAATCTATACAGATACTTGGGGATGGCTAGGAAAGCACAAATGTAGCCATTTGGTACCCAGACAACAGATTGAACAATACGCTATGAGCGCTGCCAGATGGATACAATGCGAGCAGGCCATCTCTGAATATGGTCTATTGGCAAAGCACCCAACAACAGGATCCCCCATTGCTTCTCCATATGTCAGCATGGCGCAGTCTTTTTCAAAGCAGACTTACAGCTTATGGGCTCAAATCTTTTCGATTGTGCGTGAAAACAGCTTAACAGATGTCTCAAACTATACCCCTCAAGACGATTTAATGGAGCGGCTTCTGTCTGCTCGGAAAGGAAAATGATATGGAAACAAAATTCTTAACTGCAGAAAGTGTATGTGAAGGTCATCCCGACAAGCTTTGTGATTTGATAGCTGATAGCGTGCTTGATGCCTGTTTGCGTGAAGATCGTGCATCGAGAGTGGCGTGTGAAGTCATGGCCACAAAGGGAAAGATTATCGTAGCGGGCGAAATCACCTGTAACGGTCAAGTCGATATCAAACGGATTGTCCGAAACACCCTTCAAAAGATTGGTTACAATCCACTAAAGTTTAGAATATTGGTTCTTGTGCACACGCAAAGCACGGATATTGCTAATGGTGTGGATAATGCGTTGGAATCAAGAAATGGCGACAAATCCTGGTACAGCTCCCAAGGGGCTGGTGACCAAGGGACCATGTATGGTTATGCTACTGATGAGACAAGAGAAATGCTGCCGTTACCTATTGTTCTGGCAAACCGAATCACCAAGCGTATAGATGAGACTAGACATGATGGACTCATCAAAGGTATAAAGCCAGATGGCAAAGCCCAGGTAACTATTGAGTATAAGGATGGAAAACCAACAAGAGTTAAAACAATAATCGTTTCTGTACAGCATGATTCCGCAAAGTCTCTAGATGAACTGACCAAGGAAATCCACAGTCATGTCCTTTGGAAATGCTTTGAGGATTTCCCTTTTGATGATAAGACTGAGGTGTTGATCAATCCCTCAGGTAGATTTGTGGTAGGTGGTCCTGATGCTGATACGGGGCTCACTGGTAGAAAACTTATGGTAGACACCTATGGAGGACTTGCTGCACATGGCGGCGGAGCATTCTGTGGGAAAGATGCCACAAAGGTTGATAGGTCTGCAGCCTACATGGCCAGGAACATTGCTAAGCATATTGTATGGTGCGGCTTTGCGAAAAAATGTCAGGTAAACATAGCATACGCAATTGGTAAAGCGGATCCAGTAGCTGTCGACATTAATACTTTCGGGACTGGTAAGGTTTCAGATGAGATACTGAGACGAGCAGTCATGGAGGTCTGGTGTCTTCGTCCTGCAGCGATAATTGAGCTATTGAACCTCAGATTCCCCAGGTATTTTAAAACAGCTGTCTATGGCCATTTCTCATCGTGCCTTTACCCTTGGGAGATTGTCGGAAAGTCAAAAGAACTAAAAGAGGCGGTGAAGAAACTTGAGCAAGACAACTAGTGACATGAAGTTAGTTGCTATTCAGAAACTGGTACCTTATGTGAATAACGCAAGGACCCACTCGCCCGCGCAGATCACTAAGTTGCGCTCGAGCCTTCGAGAGTTCGGATTCGTTAACCCAATTATTGTTGATCGCGATTTAAGTGTGATAGCTGGACATGGACGTCTCCTTGCGGCCAAGGAAGAAGGATTCACTGAAGTGCCATGTGTGTTTGCGGATTACCTGACCGAAGCTCAAAAGAAGGCGTATATTATAGCCGATAATCGTTATGCTGAAGATGCAGGTTGGGATGAAGAACTCTTGCGACTCGAGATTGAAGGCCTACAGGGCATGGATTTCAATGTGGATCTACTTGGTTTTGAGCCTGCTGAACTTAATAAACTCATGACCGATGAGAATGATATTGAAGAGGACAACTTTGATGTAGATGCAGAGCTTCAAAAACCAGCTATCACAAAACCTGGAGATGTGTGGCTTCTTGGTAGGCACAGACTTGTCTGTGGTGACAGCACGAAGTCCGAAACTTACAGAGTATTGATGGATGGCAAAAAGGCCAATCTTGTGGTCACGGACCCGCCTTACAATGTAAACTACGAAGGATCAGCAGGTAAGATCAAAAATGATAACTTAGGCAATGAAGCATTCTACTCCTTCCTATTTGATGCCTTCAAGAACATGGAGGAAGTAATGGCGCAGGATGCTTCGATTTATGTTTTCCACGCTGACACAGAAGGCTTAAACTTCAGGAAAGCCTTTGCGGAGGCTGGTTTTTACTTGTCCGGGACTTGCATTTGGAAAAAGCAAAGTCTTGTTCTAGGCCGCTCCCCTTACCAATGGCAGCATGAGCCAGTTCTCTTCGGTTGGAAGAAAAAAGGAAAGCATATATGGTACTCAGACCGTAAGCAGTCAACCATCTGGGAGTATGACAAGCCAAAGAAAAACGGGAACCATCCAACGATGAAGCCTGTTGCTCTTATGGCTTATCCCATCATAAATTCCAGCATGTCAGGGTGCATTGTCCTGGATCCTTTTGGGGGTTCAGGCTCAACCATGATGGCTTGTGAGCAAACTGATCGTGTCTGCTTCACCAACGAATTGGACGAAAAATTTTGTGATGTTATTGTAAAAAGGTTCATTGAACAAACAGGTTCAAATACACAGGTTTTTCTCCTGCGGGAGGGAAGTAGAATTGCATACAGGGATCTGGAAATCAACTCTGATGATAAGTCTGAAAAATTACAGAATTAACTTGATATTACACTTGATTGGAGTGATATATGTACTACCAAGAAAAAGGAGGTTTATATCATGACAATCAACTTTAATGTGCAAGGTACAGAACGTAAGCGCCTAGTTCAGCTCATTAGTGAAATCACAGAATCCCCTCTTAAATACCTAGGGGTCCCATCCTGTGCTTTCCAGGTGGGCAACTATACCATTGGAAGAAGCGGCGAGCTTTTATTCAATGATGAAGTCGATCAAAGCCAATTGGAGTTACTTATTGAGAGGCTTGTAGAACAAGGCTTTGAAGCTGAAATTACAGGAAGCACGATGAGAAATAATCCTTCACCAGATAATGATAAACCCGATGGGCTTGTGATCGAACTCCCTAGGGCAACCTTCACGGACGCTACCCTTGATAACCTGAAAAAGCTTATTGAAAGCAAAGAGTTACTCATTAAAAGCGCCTTGGGAGTCGAGAGTCTGCCCCTTGAGATTACTGAAGATAAAGTAAGCTTCCACTGGTTCGCCTTCCCGGTAAGCCCTGAGGAAATCAAAGCCTACTCAGCTTTCATCACTTCCCTTACCAAACTTGCTAAGGAACAAAAAAGAGTTACTGCAATATCAAAGAATGTGGAAAATGAAAAATACGCATTCCGATGCTTCTTACTAAGACTTGGTTTCATCGGTGTTGAATACAAGAACGAGCGCAGGATACTTCTTTCAAAACTTTCTGGTAGCTCCGCTTATAAGAATGGTGAAGCTAAGCAAGATGAGTTTGAATAACAGCTTAGTTCATTAGCTAAGTACCAACTTATGAAGATATTACAAATCACATCATAAGAAACGTAAAACTGAAATATTATCAAAGGAAGCCACAAGGCTTCTTTTGTTTTCAGAAAATATTGGAGGTGACCGCATATTCGAAAGCTTAAGAAGTATAAGCCGACCCAATTTATGAAAAAGGATAGCAATTATGATAAAGCAAAAGCGGATTATGCGGTCGGTTTTATCGAATGCCTATCCCATACTAAAGGAACATGGGCAGGAAAGCCGTTTGAACTTATAGATTGGCAGGAGCAAATCATTCGTGATGTTTTCGGTACAATGAAGCCAAATGGTTATAGGCAGTTCAACACTGCATACGTGGAGATACCTAAGAAAATGGGCAAATCGGAGCTTGCTGCCGCCGTGGCTTTGCTCCTCACCTGTGGTGATGATGAAGAGAGGGCTGAGGTTTATGGATGCGCAGCAGATCGCAACCAAGCTTCCATCGTCTTTAATGTGGCGGCTGACATGGTTAGACTATGCCCGGCACTTTCTAAACGTGTGAAGATACTGGATTCCCAGAAACGGCTGATCTATCTCCCAACTGGGAGTATTTATCAGGTGCTCTCTGCTGACGTTTCCAATAAACACGGATTTAATACCCACGGAGTCGTGTTTGACGAACTTCATACGCAACCAAATAGAAAGCTCTTTGACGTTATGACCAAAGGTAGCGGTGACGCAAGGATGCAGCCTTTATATTTTCTAATTACCACTGCCGGCAACGACACAAACAGTATCTGTTACGAAATTCATCAAAAAGCTCTGGACATACTAGATGGTAGAAAAATAGATCCGACCTTCTATCCGGTCATCTTCGGAGCTATTGAGACAGACGACTGGACAGATCCCAAGGTCTGGAAAAAGGCAAACCCATCCCTTGGTATCACTGTAGGCATTGACAAGGTCAAGGCCGCCTGTGAGAGCGCTAAGCAAAATCCAGCCGAAGAGAACAGCTTCAGGCAGCTGAGACTTAACCAGTGGGTCAAACAGGCCGTACGTTGGATGCCAATGGACAAATGGGATAAATGCTCTTTTCCAGTGAACCTCGAAGAACTGGAAGGTCGTCTGTGCTATGGTGGGCTTGACCTCTCAAGTACAACAGATATTACTGCTTTTGTCTTGGTATTCCCGCCGGAAGACGAAAGCGACAAATACATCGTTCTCCCCTACTTCTGGATGCCAGAAGAAAACATCGAACTTAGAGTCCGGAGAGATCATGTACCATATGATGTTTGGCAAAAGCAAGGTTTCCTGCAGACCACTGAAGGCAATGTAGTCCACTACGGCTTCATTGAATCATTCATTGAAAAACTAGGCGAGAAGTATAACATCCAAGAAATCGCATTTGACCGGTGGGGAGCTGTGCAGATGGTTCAAAACTTGGAGGGAATGGGCTTCACTGTAGTCCCCTTCGGCCAAGGATTCAAAGACATGGCACCACCGACTAAAGAACTGATGAAACTGACTCTAGAGACTAAGTTAGCCCATGGTGGACATCCTATACTCCGATGGATGATGGATAATATCTTCATCAGAACCGATCCTGCAGGAAATATCAAACCTGATAAAGAAAAGAGTACTGAAAAAATTGATGGTGCTGTAGCAACAATCATGGCTCTTGATCGTTCACTACGTTCAGAACGAAAAACGAGCGTTTATGATGATCGCGGGATCCTGGTGCTAAACTAATACACAAATCTCAAGATTAACTTGCTATATACAGCTTTTAGAGTGATATATGTAATAACAAGATAATCAGGAGGGTTATGTATGCAAAAGGGTGATTTCCTAATCACAAAGAATGACAAGAGAACCTGCAAGATCATCGGCAAATGGGGCAGCGACTTCATTCTTGAGAATGTAAGCGAACCGGATGAGGATGTGATGATGTACAGCGAGACAGAGCTTCAGAGTCTAATCGAAGAAGGTACATTCAGAAAGCTCCACCCTACAGGAATTAAGGTTGAGAACATCAAAGCGGTTGAACTGGTGAAAGGTCTAATCGAGATGGTTGAAGGTGACCTGGGGATTGTTGGCACGAGGGTGAATATCACTGCTCAGAAGTATGCAAGCAACATCCTTGAGGAACTTAATAGTGCCCTGGAAGAGCTGGAGGAAGAAAGATGAGAGACAGGTTTTTCACTCAGACACGCTGTGACAGGTGCCACAAGGAACTCAAGGATGGAAGGATAATGTCAATGTTCAACACAGACTGCATATGCATGGAATGTTGGCAGAAGGAAATGAAGGACGAGGACTACAAGAAGGCGGTTGAGGCCGAGAATGCAGAGATAAGGAAGGGCAACTTCAACTACGAAGGCATACGGGGAGGAAAGCGCAATGGCTAAGGCAGTGTTCTTAAGGAAGCCAGTTGATGTTACAGAGCTCAAATCGAGGGCCACAAAGCCCTCTGAAGGCAGCCAATTTGTCATCGAGGAGATAGTGGAGCTTACCCAAGCTGAGTACGACGACTTCGCTAATAACCTTCTTGACGACTATCCTTTCATTGAGCAGAACCTACATGCCATGTATGTGGACACCAATGGCGTCTACCACTGCATTTATATCAAGGCTGAAGGAGCTAAGGATGGGGTGCTTTGTGAATCTGAAGGTTATAATTTTTGCCGCTATGCGACCTACTATGCTGAGCCAGGACTCATAACGGACAAGCTTAGGGACCAGATTTTGGACATCAGGGATTCTGGTAAATATAGCATGTTTGATATTTATGGTGTCCAGCGAGAAGCATACACTAATGACTACTTCGACCTTGTGGTGTTCATTGACAAACACAAGAAAGAATATCTAGAATTCATACTTTATGGGAAATAGAATCAAACCCAAGCACTTAGATAGAGGTGCTTGGGTTTGGTTTACGCTAGCAACTTTAAGTTATCTTTGGGTGTGCCTCAATTTATTTTCCAAATTGCCAACTAAATATTATAGTACCCTTTTTCAATTTATATTATCCAAGGAGAAGATAACAAATATGGCAAATTCAAACTCACTATACTCCTAAAGGAAGAACATTGCATCAGTTGGGC